ATCTTATTATTTATAAGATCATAATTCCTCTTTCTTTCAGTAACAGATCTACGTCTTTGAGAATCCTTACCCTTAGTAGAGGCTATAATAGCATCTACACACTTGTGCTTCCATTCCAGTGTTTCTTTCACTGATCTGGAAACTTTTTGTCTGGGTAGTATTACCCTGTCTTGATATACAACTTCCATGAAGATCTAATTAACCCAATTTACAAAAGTACTCCAGTAAAGTTGGATTAACCAATAGATCACATAAAAAATTGTCCTCGCCCTATAGCACTTTTTTTATCCTTGGTAAAACCACTATGGAAAAAGTCGTGGTCTAAGAAAGTTTTCACTTTCTCTTCTACCTGTACCTCGTACTTACGCATCTCTTCCTTCTGGTATAAAGCCAACATTAGGGCCATTACACGGTCAAAGTTACCATCAGGATTATACAAAATAAGCTCTTTAAGCAAGGGTACACATCTAATCTTATGTGCAATCTTTACATCACCTTCATAAGATCTCCTGAGCCAGCTATTTATTAAGCCTTCTCCGTACCTTTTAATCTCTAAAGGCATGTGCATACCATAGCCTCTGTCTACAGTACTATTAGCTACTACATCCTTAACTAACTTAGGCTGCTTAGCAAGTAAATAAAGGGCTCCACATGACTCAAAGTAGGTAAACACACCTTTCTTCTCATTTTCATACAGGGCCAAACCATTATAATAAACAAGTAATCTTCTACAATTCTCATAAAAATCATTGGCCGTATCAGGCCTACCACTATATTCTGCTACTATCCTATTAGTAAGATTATCTAACACGATGATAGAACCCAAAGACCCAGAATTAGACTTATCATGGTCATAAGGGTCAATACCTGCGATGTAACGTCCCCAAGGTATATTGCCTTCATCAGACTTAATTGGATGTTCATATATAATAATTGAGCCTTCTGTATTAGCTTCAGCTTTAAGCGGGAAATCATAGATAGGTCTATTTTTAGCATTGTTTCTCCATTCTACTTCTCCTTCAGGAGTTATTGCAAGATCTCCTATCCAATCAGCATCTGCAAGCTTAGTAGTCTCAATATGAGCTAAAGTATACTGCAAATCCTTAAGAGGAAAGATATTATTAGTCTTAGATAAAAATACCTCACTAGGTACAATAGGGTTATACACTACATACTCATCATATGCAGATGCATCCTTGGCAAGCTTCTTCTTCTCACGCTGGTCTTCTTCACCAGCCTTAGCTAAAGAGAAATTAGTATTGCCATACTCATCCTTATAATTTATCTTAGTATAAGTAGCAGGAAAGAATAAAGCTATCTTTCCTCTGTTCTCATAAATATCCTCAAATACCAGACAATCATACGCCTCTGGGTCGTAGAACATTTTTTGAGCTGCCAAGGTGCCACCACCAACCATGTCACCACCAGTACCAATATACAGAGTGGAACCAAATTTATAATTATTAAGGCGTTGAGTATTTTCGTCAGCAAAGTGTGACTCAATAAGATTTTCCCAAAGACCAATTTCTTCTCCTATTTTAACTGTGTTACGACCACCCACACCTGCAAGTGGCTTATCCTTATAAACTCTAGGCTTAAAGCAGCTTCTGGTACCTACCATCTGCCACTTACCACCTACCTTCTTCTTGTAATAATTCTCTGCTTTCTTACCAATAGCCCAAGTTCCTGCCAAAGTCTTAAAGAATGGTGCTGGATAGTATATACCATTGACTTCCATGCCACCAGGATAATTATTAAGTACGTCCTGAATCTTTGTAATAAGGTCATTAACATAAGGTGAGTTATAAGCAGACAATAATATCTCAGCAGTTTCTCTAGGTACCTCCCCAGGTGTATATTCTTTTTGCCCATCAGTCAGGTACTCATGAGCAGCTATGTTAGCTCCCCAATAAGACTTACCCCAACCACGAGGTCCAAGCACAAGTAAGTTCTGAGCCTCATTATTATAAAGTGGCTTACCTAAATCTTCCTTCTGCCTTTGTCTAAGAAAAGATCTAATGTCATCTACATCCCCTACCTTTTCAAACCCAGATAAACCTCTGGCTTCAATCCAATAGTAAGCCAAGTCCCAGACATAATCCAGATCCCAAGGCCTATCTTTCTTACGACTCTTCTTGTCTCCAAGAACTATGGTAGCATAGTTAATATAATGATATAACTGTGGAGGACACCATACCCCATTCATCCAAGAACCTTCTATAACCTTCTTCTTCTCACCTCTCCAAAAGTCAAGGTAGCCCTGACTAAGAGGATGAAGTTTAGGCACAGAGGGTAATACAAATGACCTCCTATTATCCCACATTATATCTCTCCTTTTTCTGTAAGACTTTCCATAGCTCCTCCAAGCATAGTACCAGCTTCACCATCCTGAATAAGTCTTGACATTATCTCCTCATATTCAGCATATAGCTTAGAGTTAGACAATAGCCTTTTCTCAATCTCATCAGCCGTGTCACCACTATACTTTAAAGTCTTCATGTACTCAGTCTTTTCATTCATAAGTCTTTCCCATTCAGACATCTGCCTCATAGGTACAGACTTAAACCTTTCCCAGTCCTTAATATAAGGATCAAGCTGAGTCCAGTCAAAAGACTCATCTTTAAGTATGTCCTCAGCAATGAGCTTCTTTCTTTCAAGCTCAGATAAAGGCCTGTACTTAGAATCAAAGTCAGAGTAAAAAGCCACTGCCCACATCAGCTTGCTAGAGTGGGATTTATTTTTAGACTTGTCCTCTACATAAAGCTTATTATAGAGGGCAGGGGCTTTTAATTGAGGATTTACTTCCCAGAAGTTAGCCAGCAAATCCCAAGAGTCAATTACCTTCATTTAAGTATAAGGTCTTCTTTTAATTCGTCCTGACCACTAGTACGCATAAGTATATAATCAAAGTCAAAGAAACGCATTTTTTTAACTGCCTTCCTTAATCCTTCAGAAGTACTGTATCCACTTTCAGAGTGAGCTATAACTCTTTGTTTGGGGCCAATAAGCCTCCAATACCACAAGCCAGAGCTGACACTCCGAAAGTAATACAGGGTATAAATTTTCTTTGCTACCATTATTGCAAGTTTTCCAACTTATAGATAGTAGTATAAAACAGAGCTACAATCTCATCAATCTGATTCTGTACATAAGTCTCAGAACAAATAGACTTACGCTCAGTCTCTACGTAGCTCAAACATTTTTTTACGTATGTAAGAGCATTGCCTACATTACTATCTACGGAATGACTATAATCATACTTCAGTATGCCATATTTTCCTTGAATAGATTCTGCAAGAGCATCCACCATGTCAGGCAGAGCATCATAAAGACCGCCAAGTGCCATATGCATAGCATAAGCACCCGCACCTTTTGTACACAGATGGTAAACATGGACTTGCATTGAGCAGCCAAGTAGATAAGAAATAAATTCACCTTCTTTAGAAGTTTTATTTGCAGAAGACATTTTGGGAGGCATAGGTATTTTCATTGGTTATCAGTTTACAAGTGTTTTAGCATTATCCTTAATAAGCTGTTTGAAATCCGCTTCATCCTTAATGTACCCCATATCTACTTTCATAAGTACATCAAAGTCACGGATAATAGCAAACTTCCTATTATACATTTTAAAAATATCTACGTTCATTGGACGCAAAGAAACCCAATCACCAATTTCTATGCCTTCTACCCTACTACCCTTAGTAATAACAGGATGTGCAATAGCTTTGGTCTCTTCAGAACCAGAAGGTAAGAACACTCCTCCTGAAGTCTTAAGGTTCTCTACAAACTCAATAATAATGTGGTCACTAAGAGGCGTAAAGTACTTACGCATTTTTTCGTGGATTTCCACGCTTGCTTGATCTTGATTTAACATATTTAGTTTTATTTGTTTTTCTTACTTGTTTAGTTTTTCTAGGTACAGGTATTTTACCATAATTCTTCTGTCTGAACCCTACTACCTGCATAGTACCATCCATCTTCAAGTGTACCAGCTCATCATAAGACTCTTGCAATACCATCCAGCCTATATCCTCATGGAATATCCTACACTTTGTATTATCAACAGCTCCTCCCTCCGTAAAAAAATTATCTACTATCTTAATATCAGACAAATGAATAATGCAAATACCTTTTACATTCTTCTTTATAACCTTATTGTCCTCATTAGTCAAAGTAGTTAAGTACTTAACCTGAATAGTCCCACCACCTAATTTTATAACGGCCATTTGTTTCTAGGGCATTTACCATCTTTAACTCTGGACTTTGCTTCAAGGACACATCCACACTCCTTACACCTACTTGTAAAACCCACAGCATTAGGCGTATCATTAAATTCACAATCCTTACATACCATCAGCCTCTTCAGGGCCATCTCCTCTATCTCTGGATCTCTTACTATTAAATGGCTCCACCCCTCCAAAATATCTGGAAAGTTGCTCATTATATTTTTCAGTGTTGACATATTTTAATCTTCTAAAAGGAACTACGAATTTACCCATTTTAGGTACCATAATATTGTACCCCTTTTCTTCTCTCATACTACTAACTACCATCTCAAACACAGATCTAAACGCCACTTCTACATCTTTCTTAGAAATTCCAGTCTTATTGGAAACTTCCTCATACACTTCCTTCCATTCTAGCTTCATTTCTCAAATTCAAAAGCTATAAATAACCTGAATTTACCATCCTTAGGATACCTAGTCAACTTAGGGCTTAATCCACTAGGCTCTATCAGCCCCTTATCCTTCAAACCCTTAAGCAACTTCTCAAATAACCTAGCATTTATCTTCATCTTCTTACGTATAGCCTCCAGAGTATCCTTACTCATCAGCAAATCTTCCAATAAATCCTCAGAATAATGCCTATGATTATAATGTAAAGTCAACAATGCAGCTAGAATATCTATCTCTCCCTTACTCAAATGTAATATGGGATTCAGCCAACTTAAATAAGTCGTAAAGAACTTATTACTAGGTGCTTTAATAGTAATCATGTCTCAAATATAGAACAGATTTATGACAATAAACAAACTAATATCAAAGAAAAGGCCCAACTCATTGAGAGTCAGGCCAATTCTTGGGTTGATGAGTATTTCTTTTTAGTCTAATCTATACTAATTCTATAATAAACCAGCACATTTATACCATACACTACACCCCTTTTAAAAAAAGCTACCTACTTTACAGTAACTAACCTTTTTAATTAGGTTTTTGCACACTTATGCCCTGCGGAAAATGCATCTTTTTTAATTTCTGCATTCCGAAATGTGCTCTTTCCACCATTTTTCCTTCAAGTCGTCTCAGCCTAAGCTTTTACCGTTATACTGGAGGCATCTCTATCAACCCTTAGCCTATATCCAGTCAAGAAGTGTATGAACAGTGGGGGTTCCTCACCTATATTCTAGGATTTACTGCCCCTAAGAGAGTCTGCTTTATACTCAAAGTGTGCAAGAGTAATGATAACAGACAAGTCTTATATTAAAAAGTAGCTTACGGGCTACTTTTGCATGGCATGCGGTGCAAATATAAAGCCTAATTTTTAAAATCCAAATAATTAGGTAATTTTTTTTCTATCCATGCTAGGATTTTTGCAAAATCTCAGCTTCTTATTACTAATAGTCCAAATTTCTCCATTATCCAGTGCACATGTAAACAGCAAATCATGCTCTTGACTATAATCTATTACAAGAAAAGCATATCCTTCCATCTCATGTTCAATAGAGTAGATAGGAATCATAGGATCTAGTTGCAGCATATAGTAAAGATAAAAAAATTTTTTATTTTTTGTGGGAATGCGGGTGAGACCCAACCCAAAAATACCCACCCCGCTTAAGTTTGGACAAAAACATATCCCGCCATGTTACTAGACGCATTTAAAACCCTCCACGGAATTTCAGAAATTAAGTGGGGAAGAAGCAAAAAGACTAAACGTCTTGTCTGCTTGAACTCTTCTTTACCCATCATTGCCTCTCATAATTGCGACTTTAAGAAAGAGTTGCATATTGTTGAGTGTACATCTGCAGAAGGTAATCCTGTCAATGTAGTATGTAATCAGGAGGGTTGGGAGGAAGTGGACTTCACGAGTTAATCGTGAAGTTCTTAGGGATAGTTGTACACACTACGACTATCCCTATTGTTTATTTAGTATAGCAAACACAATACAAACAACATACGCAATGAAAAAATCAGAACTCTACGCACGTTACCATAATTTCAACAGCAATCTAATTGAAATTACACGAGATGAATTCTTTGAACATTTTACTCAAGAGAACATAGACATCATAGATGATGCTATAGATGGCTCTACATACACCACTACTGTAAGAACAGATGGTTGGGATTATGTAATGACATGTTCTCATTGGAATGTAGGTTGGCAAGGTGATGTGGATTGTGACACATTC